GTATACCCCTCTTAGAAAACTATAATAAGAGTATAAAAGACCCCTTTATAAGCATATAATAAGGTACTTAAAGATAACCCTCTTATTATATGCCTACTTAAAGAACTTAATATATATTAAAGTCTTATATAGAGAAGATAATAAGATAAGTACTTAAAGGGGCATATAATAAGACTACTTAAAGGTAGTATTTAGGCATATAATAAGAGTTTTTATATAGTAATTTATCTTTATATAGTATATAACTAATTAAATTGTAAAGAAAGTATTTAAAAATAAAATATTGTTATATAGTATATATGAAAAATAATAATAAATCAGAACGGCAATTATTCTTTCCAGGTAGTGTAAATATAAAAGGTGCCTACGCAATAGATTCATACAATATATGGGTTTCCTGTAATTGTAAGAAAGGTTATCATACACACGGGTCAAATGGTGATTATACCACTAATAGAGCAGAAAGTAGGTGTAGTCACGGTTCATCAGAATGTGAACCTTATGATACAATAATAATTAATAATGATACATTAAGATGTACAGTTATTGGTAGGAAAAAAGGAAAGTGGAAACTATCTGCCGACCAGTTTGATTTTAGGAAAAGGTCATTAATGAGACGTAAAAAAAGATACAACAAATTTGTGGATGGTTGTAAATCTTCTGATAAGTAAATTATTAAAATACTTTAAATAATATAGAAATCTATTTTATTTAAATTAAAGTTGCAATTTTATTTTTTTAAGTGATGGTCACACACTTTAATATTATTTTTTTTCATATAATCTCCATAAAGATCATTATATACACAAGCAAAAGATTGACCTTTGATGCTTAATTTATCCCAACAAGATTTACCACAAAATCCTAAATGGTGTACATAATGTTTATGATTGCCATTCTTAAATTTTGGTTCATCGATATAATTACCCTGACACATTCTACATTTTACTGTTTCCATATATATTATAGTATATATTAAAACTGCAACTTTATTTTTAAATTATTCCTTCTTTTCTCCTTTATCAGGTTTATCAGGTTTTAGTCTTCCCTGACCTGGATATGTGTTCGGTTCTTCTCGTTTAGTTCCTGCTGATGTTGTTGTAGTAGTTGATGGGGCAATAGATGACGCTGTCTCAGATGCTGGACCAATACTGGACGATGTTTCAGTACCTTGCTGAGTTTCTGTTAGAGAAGATGCGACACTTTTGCCAAAATCTGTCGCACCAACTGACCCCATTGACATTGGGTTAAATGGGTTCATTTCATTTACTTGTTGTTCTGCTTGTTGTTGTAATAATGCTTGTGTAGGTGGAACTACGCCTAACCCCATAGTAACTGCGTAATTAGCAATTGGCTCCATAAGTCCTGGTTGGTCTTCGTCAAATACATCAAATCTCTCCTGTAATCTATTGGATTCTGATAATTCTCGACCAGAATAAGTCAATTGTGTATAACCTCCATCAAGTGTGGCAACTGTAATCATTCCAAAAGGACTAATTGATGCTTGTAATTGACCACCAAATAATTCCCGTGGTTGACCTGCTGTTACTGATTGGTCGCCGTCTTTTGTTTCCTCTTCACCAACTGGAATACTATATAATCGTACTTGATTATTTCTTGTATCAAATCCTTCTGAATCTGTTGACGATGTATAACTTATCAAGTCCTCAGGTGACCTGGTGGTGTTAATAATCTCACCTGGTACAGGGTCACCAGGAACACTCATAAGAAAAACTTTCATATTAAAAGAGTCGTCGAACACTCTATTTAAATCTCCACCATTTACATCATCTAAAAAATCTATTCTTTTATCTTCATTATCTGAACCATCAGGATTCTGGAATTTTGTTCTATCGTCATATTCTTCATAAAACATTTTTTCCACCATATTATAAATTCCGCTACCTACATCGTCGCCAAATTCTCTGGTTGTTAACATAGTATAAGCGTCAAACCCATCAGGATTTAACACTATTCTTGGTATTAAAAGTTGTTCTGCCGATTGTAATAAATCAACTGAACTCTCAACCATATCATTTTGTACAAGGTCATCGTAAAATTTAACAATTTCTTCACTTATCTCCAAAGTACTTGGTGTCTCAGATCCCGTTACACTATCGTAAAGATTTTGCCAAGAAATAGGATTTATTGCTATATTATCTATAATCAAATTCGCTGTTACGTTACCTATCTCTAAATTTGGTATTAATTCCCAATTACCATTAACATCTTTTTGAAAAAATACCTCTGGATTATCTTGTATTAAGACACCTACTGCCCCAGAAAATATTTTATTAATTGCATCTTTTTGCGCTATACTTATGTCCTCTTCTGCTCCTATTTCTGTACCTCCTAATACTGAACCCCGAGAATGTGGCATACCAGAAGATGTTATTATCCTATTACGATTTGCTGTGTTGACTGGACCTCTACTCCCTGGTCCAGGTCCTGATTTAATATTTTTCTTTAAACCCCCTGTTATATTTGAAGAACCTGCCTGAGATAAACCAGACTCAACATTTAATATTTGTTTTAATAATTCATCTGTCTCATTTGGTTTAGGTTGATTTATTTGTGTACCATTAACAGTCGTGGTAGGGGCGGGTATAAATACATCTCTCTGAATTTTGTAAATTACCGTAGAATTTTTACTACACTTTTGTAACCTTCCTGTGGTAGGGTCTCTAAATTTAGTAGTGACTAACGATAATAATCTATCTTGGTTTAATGTGTGGGAATATGAGGAACCGTAACCATAAATATAACCATTACTACTGTAATTTTTCATTAAATAAAATAATCCGTTATTTTGTGTTTTACCCTGGAACATATTAGTTTGGCAAATATTTGATTCAATTAATAAAAATGGTGATGTGGTGAATACTGGTGATACAGAGGCAGTCAAGGCTTGACTATTTGTAACTACTATACTCTGCTCATTATTTATAGTTCCTTGACTAAATAACGGTTCGCCATTTACTGGTTGAGGTTTACCCACAATAATTGGTGGACCGACTGAACCTTCAATCGCAAGAGTACGAGTGTAGAAGGTGTGTATAGATGGATTTAAAGTGTTATCTGTTTCATTACATAAAATTAATGGTTTTGTACCCGTACCTATTCTACTGGGCATTTGATTATTATAACTATTTCGATTAAATCTATTATTTTGTTTACCATAAAGTGGTAATAATTCATAGATGTTTTTGAATCCTAATCTCGAAAATAAAGTGTTATCCCAGTCGTCTTTTGTTGCCTTAGTTGTTCCTTGTATAATACGTTGTCTATTTTGTTCTGTTTTAGAATATCTTTGCCTACCTGGATTAAGGGGGTTAGTATTATCGGGTGTATCTCCGACTTGATTTGACCAGTAAGCACCAAGATTTATATTATTTGGTGGTACATAATCTTCACCACAAAGAAAAATATTCATAATTCCGACTCCGCTTAATTCTGCTCTAATTCCCGCATTTGCTTTGGTTGAAAATAATCTATCACCGCCATCATTTTCAAATCTTCCAAAACAAGCATCGCCTGTGGCAGAATTTAAAATTGCAACTTTCTGCCCGATCTGGGCACTTATTGTGGGATTTACAACACCCTTCTTTTTATAGGGTGTTGCCAGTTCATTCAATAGGTTATCCTGTTGTAAATTAATAAATTCACATTTGCCATTTTCTGAATTATATCTAAATGTTGGATTTGCGGCACCAACATTAATATAATTACACATATTATAGGAATCATTCCTATCTGATGGTATTCGGGTGACTGCTCCTGCTTCGTCTGATATTGCTATAACATCCTGTTGTTTTATTTCATCATTATTCATAGGTATTATTCCGTGGTTATCCATAAAAGAACAACTTACACCCAAGGGTATTCCCCACGTTAATTGCGCAAAATTAATACTTGCTAAATCATTTGCTTTGGGTTCATAATTTACCCCAATTCTAATGGCACATAAAACGATAGCATTTTCTGAGAATGTACCACCACCCAAATCAGGATAATGTAAATAAGGATAAAATCCTATGTTTAAATTCTCCATAAATGAGGTATCACCTGACCATTTTGTAGGGTCAATAGCGGCAGGGGTAATATTGGCAATTGGGTTAAATGCTTCTCTAAACCCTTCGTCTAATGGTTCAGGTGGTAGCGCAGTCGTATCATTAATAATAGTTCCTTTATAATTTACTGTATTAGTTTTATAGTTCTCATCCCACCTTGATTTAAATTCTAAACGTCCTAATGCCTTCCTTAATTGTACGAAGAAAGTCTCATCAAATGTTGAGGCAGGACCTGCTTGGGCAAAGGCATCAAAAGTTCTGGTAGGTGACATTAATTCACGTTTGGCATTGGCATTCTCTGGTTGTTGACCACCTGTTCCATTTGAATAACCTAAGGCAGTCCCATATAATTGTTGAGTGGGGCTTACTCCTACATCTGACCTACTTGACGGTGGTGGATTATTTTGCCAATCATAACATAGAGGTGTATTATTTTGTAATATTTCGATATTACCTCCATCATCTCCTTCACCAAATGTAAAATCTATCATTGCTTCTGGCGGTGGGTTACCGATTGATGGTTGTCCCATATCTACATTTGTTTGACACATTAAGTGGTCATCTGTTTGCCCTACATCCCAAGTCATATTCCAATTAGGACTATCTAAATTTTGACCTTCAATGGTTTCCGGCGCATCTTCGGCAGTATTAAAATATTGTTCTACGTTTCGAATTGCCTCTGCTAATTCTGCCCAATCGCCATTTTGTGTATCTTCTGTTGGAAATGGAATATTAGTATAAATAATTTGTTTCTCAAAAAGAGTATTACAGGAAACATTTACACATTTATTAGTATCGTGTGGCGCAGGAAAGGTGGATGGGTAACCAGTATCTTCATTATACCAAGGGTAAATAGTACCATTAGGCATCTCAAAAACTAAGGGTGTATATGTTAATAAATTATTATACATAACAATTTTACCTATTCGATTAGGGTAAAATCCTGTTGTATCTGTAAGTCTATCATAACCTTTATTTCCAATATTATCATATAATGGCATTCTTGCCAAACAATCACCAAACATAAATTTATACATATCGTGAGTTCCAAAATTTCCATAGATAGGATTTGCCCAACCACCATAATTCCCTATTCTTGCCTCTTTTGTATCCGCAGTTGGTTCGACGTATCCTGCTCTAATTCTTCTTAAATATGTATCTTCTACTGTTGTCTGAACATTAGCATTGGTACGAATTGCGGAACCTAATTGATAATTTGATAACCAAGAACGACCAGGGGCAGTATTTAAGAAATTCTCTCCCGCAGATAAGTTGCACGGGATTACCTTGGAACATCCACCATATTTCATACTAATAACATCTGTGAAAATCTTTTGATATTTATAATTTCCTATTTGATATAATGCCACATTTGGTTTAAAATAAGTACCAGGGTTTGCCGCATCTTCTACATTTGTCACCATACCTGTGGCACCAGCATCATATACACCATATTTATTATATAATGGTACTACATTCGATGAGGGTTGTTTACCCTTGGGATTTTGAATATTACTATTAAGTAATACATCAACATCTAAGGAACTATTGCCAAGTCCCTCAATCGTTTCGTGTAAACGGTCGTTTATAAAATCGCAAAGTGAATCTATATTTTGTAATAAATCTTTTACATCTATATAAATAAATGCCGTCATCGGTTTTGCTCTTGGCGTATTCGTACCATCAGGACACCGTCTTCCCATACCAAAACAATCCTGCCTCATCATTATATATGGGTCGTTATTACATTCTTCCCTTATATTGGCATTTCTATATCCGCTAAAAGGTCTGTATTGTCCTGACGATGGTGATTGATATGAACCATATTCACCAGCAGTAGAGGTCGATCTTGGCACAGCATCAGCGCCAGTACGTGGTTTAAATAACGTTTCAGGAAATTGACAATTTTTAAGTGGGGGGTCTATCGTGGTATCAACAGCAGGGGGCGTCTTAAAAGTTTGTCTTGCCAGAGGTTCTCCAATATAATCAGAATAATTAAATAAGGCATTGTTATGACCTCTATGGAAATTAACGTGACCAGAATCGGGGGTGGGTTGGGCATCTTGGTTTAAATTGTCATAATTTACCATACCAACTCCTGAACTATAATCTTTTAAATCAAAGGCAGGAACTTCCCATCCTATATTAAAATCAAATTCTAAGGCTCCTATGTAGGGATTTACACCACCATTTATATCAGTATTATTTCCAGCAGGTATTACACCACCATTACTCCCCTTAGTGGTATCTATTATTATTTCCATTCTTCCACCTGCCGTATCACCACCTTGTATATTAAGAATTTGACCACAACAAAAAATATCATTTCCTGATAAAATAATTATTACCAGTTGTCCTATTTCCCAATTTGATTGAAAAGCAAGAGAAAGGGAAGAATTATCTCTTTGAAAGCCATTAATATAACCTGTCGCAAAGTCTGTGAACAAATCTCCTGTATAAGCCACGGTTGGTACATCAGTATGCCGACCAATTCTAATCCCATTTACTTGGTCTCCTGCCGCTAACTGATTGACCCAAGTACCTGATGTATTTGATAAATATTGGTATACATTATAATGTTTTGAATCGACAGAAAGTTGCACCGAAATTGCGCCAGTTCCAAGAGATATATTTTGTTTTACATAACCAAAACCCATATTTGGCATTCTATAATTTATTTCTTGATTTGTTCTTCCACCACTTTTATAACCTTCTGGCATATTAATAGGCATAGCAATATTTGGATATTTTATCGTCGCACCGCTTGTTCCACAGGCTCCATTTATTCCAGCGTATGGATGAATTAGAGGAAGACCAACAGAGTAGGTATTATTGTTATTCTGGTAGAAGAAGACCTCTATTAAGCATTTAGTATCACAATATGGTTTTACTTTATTATTGACTGTCAGATTTGAACCTGTTAATTCAATAGCCGGTGACGATGTACCAGCCGATTTTATGTTAGCGCAGACCATTTCGATACTCACACGGTCTCCACGCTTTAAATTCATATTACACGCCGTAGTCCAAGTTCCATTAGTGGACTCGTCGTCGGTATCGTTAATTAAACTGTTTTCTCTCCCACATTCAATTAAGTACGTATCTGTTCCTTGAAATGATTGATTTGACATCCTATTATATTAAATAGATATATTTATTTATTTAATATAATCTTTAAAATGTGTTTTTTCTTATATATAATTTCGGCAAGAAATTGCAACTTTTTACGACCCAGATATAAAGATATTACCTGCTCTAATTGTCATTAATCTTTCACATTCAGCAAAACAAATCATACGATAAGACTTCCAAATATAAGCACCTACACCACCAGAGACGTCATTAGTACCACCTCTCTCTTTGGTTACCTGGATCTGAACTGGTTGTCTGCCTATCTGAATACCATTGCCTGCGTAATTTGCGTTACTATTTTTCGAAAGATTTACACCTAAATATTGTAAATTATATTGTAGTGATTCGTTCGGTTTACCTCTAATAGCGGTAGTATCTGAAAAGGCTCTACCTGGCGCCGTAATAGTTCCCTGTGTTACACCTGGCGCCGTCGTTACTTGACCAACTGCGGAATAGAGACCACGATTAATTTTAAGTGGTGTATCATAAATTTGTGATAACTCATTATAAAATTTAGCGTCTGAATTTAATGGCGATGGAAAAATATTCTCATTATTAATAGAAACTTGTAATTGTGTACCAATTGGCGTCGAACAACTTTCAAAATTTCCCAAAATTGGGTTACCGTAATCTGTTGCGGATGTTGGTTGAGTTGGAAAGGCTAAGATAAGATTTCTTACTACTTGGTGGTCCAATCCCAATAACATCGTTCTTTCCTGTGTTATTGGTGGCGCTTGACCTACTCCAAAATTTGGAATTTGTCCTAATACTGTAATATAATCAGAATATACAAGAGATACACCTTTATCTAATTCGTCTTGAATTCTCATCATTGGATTTGGTGTTCCAGGCATATCCTCATAATAAATTAAATCAACACTCAATTTACAGGACGTTTCAACGACATCATTTCCGGCAACGAAGGCAATGTTACCAGCAGTAATCCCAGCGGTATTAACTCCAACAACTCTCGTTCCTGCTATATCAGGATTTAAATGAAATACAAATCTTAATCTTTCTTTAAGCGCAAAAAGTGGTAGAGGAATTTGAGATAAAATTGGAAAAAGTGTTTTAAGTTTTAAGCAGTATTCTGGTGTAGTTCCAGCGGCTCCCGTGGTACGAAAAGCACTTAGTTTATTAACTTCACCAGCAGTAGTTTGTAATAATCCTGTAATACCAGTACTGGCAGTAGTTCCTAAGAGTGTAGTATTAAAAGCATTAAGTTGTAGTCTGCCACGGATTCCTGCTTCTGCCTTTAATCCAGAAAATCCACCAGTGTAAGTTTGTTCAGAATAATCACGTACATCTTGGTCTTTAAACAAAGATTGAACTTGTAGCAAGTGACCAACTTCGGTAACACTATTAATTAAAGTTGTACCAAAGAATAACTCACAACGATTAAATAAACCACCAATACCGGCAACTAATGGAATGTCCATATTTGCGGCAGTGGTTAATTGTATTTGTAAGGCAATATCATCAGATAAAATCCCTTGTTGTGGTAAATCAAAGACTATCTGAGATTGAGAAAAAGAACGAGGTTCTAAAAGAATTGTTTCAACTCGTTGCGTATTAGATTCCTTTTTAGAGATTCCTACTAAGTTGGCTAAATCAGTTGTTTGACGTTTTGACATATTTATTATATGTATATATAAAAATTTTAAAGATTTAATTTTTATATATATTGATTTTTTAAACAAGTGAGAAAAGTTGCAGTTGAAAAATTAATTAATAATTTGTACTACTCCGTTAGTCCCGTAGTTGATTCGAGAACGATATAAAAAGAATGTAAAAGCCGCCATAGGCGACGAGCCATTCAGTTTTGATTGAATCCTCAATCCATAAGGTGAGGTTTTGAAATTGACTGACGAACCAGTACCCATCATATCACCCAATCTTATACCAACACCGTAGACGTTCGCATATGTACCAGATGCCGCTATATTAGCAGTGGTCGAGACTGTATTATGTTCCACATCACCATTAGCAAAGGGTAGACCCTCACTATTTTGTCCTGCCAGTGTGTCAGTTTGAGATGATGTTTTAGGACGAATTGCCATACTATAATAATATTGTCTTTCTGCCTCAAATTTACTATTTCCAAAAACATTGGCACCAGCAGTCTCTTGAACCATAGCACTTTCATCTATACCAAATTGAAGGGGATACAAAATCCCAGATCGGGTCCAACTTACTCGTGTTATTGGCGCAAGTTGGTCATAGACGCCAGTTGTAGGGTCTTTATTTAGTAATGGGGTCGTTTTATATCCATCTTCTGCGCCATTACTCACGTGTGTAACGGGTATGAAATTGGTATAAGAAGATACGACGGCATTTAAAGAAGGTGATACTTGGAAAGTTGAATCATTATTATTAATAACATTGTAAAAAGAAGAGAAAGCAGAAAAAGAATAAGATTCAATATTTGGCAATTTACCAGATGCTACCATACCATATTCTCCCATAAGACTTACATTTTTAATGTTATAATAACCACCGGCAGCCACAGCAGTACCAAATAGAGCGGACGTATTAGGCGAAAGTGAAAATTTTAAAAATAAACCACCTACACCATTGTCATTCGATAGGGGAATATCTCTATTGGCACCAAGGAACAGACCTGCCATAATAGGCATAGCGCAGGATATAACACCTTTTGAGTATCTATTATTAATATTAATATTGGCAGAGGCACCAAATTCATTCGACAAGTAGGTAGTATAATCGTCCCATCCTGAACCATTTGCCAAAAGTGATGACTGTAACCTACCAAAATTTCTAATTGTTTCCAAATTTTGATTAAGAGCAAGGTTATTTATTTCTAATTGACTAAATAAACCAGCAGCCCCAATTCTGTCAGAAAGTTGCACTTGTCCGTTGGTTGGTACACCCCCACCAGCGGTGAATAATTCTACATCAAAGCATAATTTTAAATTTTTTGAGCGTAAATACATTTCAGAATTGGCAATCGTGAAGGTTATTATAGGGTTACCTGTCTGTGGTGACCAAACTTGACCATTGCCAGTTAAATTATCTGGCGCTATTTCAAATTTTCGAGTTGCTACTATTTGTGACATTTATATAATAAACTTATATATAAATATTAACTCAAATCTACCAATTTTTAAATATATCTGTTTAATTAATGGTTGAATTTATCAAAAATATCCTCATCTCTTTTCTTCTTTAATCTTTCTATTCTTTTCAAATGATAAATATCTGTATGTGGTTCTTTATCGTCATCTGTATCCACCACTATTCTTGCTAAATTTAAAAACTTTCTCTTTGGAATTGGTGACATTGAATTATTTGTTAAGGTAGGGGTCTCTAACTTATCACGCCAAAACATAGATGTAAACCATTTTAACATATTATTAATATTAGAACATATTTTAATATTAATAGTATTTTTAGAAACATAGGAAACATAGGGAAAAGTCTGATTTTGATTATATATTTTAAGAGATAATTCTGGTATTTCAAATACCAGATTCTTCTTATATTTTTGGGTGAGAAAATTCTACTTTTTCCTATGTTTCCTATGTTTCATTTTTACCATAAAATTTGGTCTGCGTAATATCCATTTGTACCTTTCTTATGTCTATTATTTTCGTGTCTCTTTTTGTATGCCTTTCTTCTAATGTCTGCTTTCTTCTTATCTTCCTTTAAGTACGTAGGGTAGTCAGAATATCCAATAGCACCAATAGAGGCAATTTTCTTCTTATCTTTGAATACATCTATTTTCTTTTTTTTATTAGTAGATGGTTTTAAAGTTACACCCAGTTTTTTAGCCTTGTTTTTAGAATATTTTGTGATTATATACATTATAATATAGTTAGAAAAAAGTTGCAGTGAGATCTTTTAAAATTCAACAGCAACAGAATTAGGTGTAATAATTGCCGTTCTAATATGATGTACCCAACCATTTGTTAATTTATTTAATACATTATCATTGGCACCCTGACCATATTCAATATTTAATCTAACCTCATTTAAATTGGCATTATATGAGTGTCCTTCTTTTGACAGAGCCCGTGGAAATGAAAACATTCTGGAATTTGAAACAAGATTGCGAGGAGGCACCTTCAATCTTGCCATTGCTTTTTCAGTTTCGTGTAAATGAATTCCGTTCCATTTTAATGTTTGTACAGCATCAACAGAGGCAACTCTATCAGTTAATACACGACGATTGGGGGTAAGTCTATTACCAAGATTCCACTGATATGATAATGCCTCATCACCTACACTACGTAAAGTATCTTCAAAAAGTAATGAGGTAGTTCTCATTGGCAAAACAGCAATTGACATAGCCCGATTTTCTACTGTTGGGATTAATAATTCTGTTCTTGGTATTTTTGCGTTAAGATTTTGTCTATATAAATTAAATGAGGTATAATCAATTCTTACACCACCACCACTGTTTACTTTTTTCAATAATCCTGCTAATGTAGCAGGTGGCGCTTGTACAACAGAACAAACCATACCCACATTAGACATAGTATAAGATGCTTGTAGAGAATTGGCATTAACCCACATTTTACAATCAAGTGGAATAGCGACCAAGGTAGCAGGGGTTGCCGCAAATGTAAATCCAGGACGACCAGCAGTAACAACGACGCCCGTGATTGGACCCAAATTTTGGGCTTGTCCAATCACTACACCACCACCAATCCATAAATCTTGACCAATTGCCCAAGCAATATTAGAAAAGTCAGCACTTGCTTGAATTACAGATGTATCTACTGGTGGTGTAGGGTCAATTAATGCGCCAATGGTACTAACATTTAATCGGGTTAATACTGACCCAATAGGAATGGGAACAGCGGCAGCCCCAACAGCGTCACCAGCGCTTGAACCTCTCATACCAAATGTATGAGCAACGGAAGCCCCTGGGGTATCGATTCCATTAATTTGTTTAATTCCTACATATTCGGTGGCACTGGATGAATAACCTACTTGGGTTAAACCTCTAAGAGCAACGGCATTATGGGCTAATTGAATCCTGATGCGAATTCCATTTAATAACAATAATGGTAGAAGTTGAGAATTGGGCGATAAGAGCCCACTCATATAAATTGGACAAACACAAGATACAGGTGTATAGGTAGTGGCATCTATACCAGTATGTGTAAAGTATTGAGATTTTAAAGAACGCCCCACAATTGGTGAACGTCCTTCCATTAAATTACGACTATTTTTGATTCCTGAATTGGCATCATAATGCCACCTCATCGAGGTCCAGGCATTTACATCCGATAATTGTTCTAAAAGTTGACTATTATTTCCATCATATATATCTATTCTTTGAATACAAGAATATGCCCCCGCAAGTGGGTCGGGTTGCGCTAAACAATTTGAGGTATTATCTACTTTCAAATCAAATTTTAAATAAGTACCTTGTCTGGCATTTAAAAGGGGCACCTCTTCTGGTGATATAAATAATTCTATTACATCGTTAGCAGAGTATGTTGAATTCCGTTCCGTGAGGATACTTTTGGATATTGTGGCAATCTGTGACATTTATAATATGTTAAGATATTTTTTTTGAATTATTTAATTTTTAAACTAAATAATTAAAAAAGTTTATGTAAAAACTATATGTAAAAAGTTGCACTGAAATTATTGATTTATGGATGATACAGTTGGGGCAGCCACAGACCCACCAACATCAAAATCTGGAACCACTGATGTACCAAGTGGTGTTTTTCTTAGTTTATCTGCCGCATCTCCTTCTATACCACTTTTTACAGCGTCTGCCACTGCGATGCCAGCCCCTGCTATTCCGCCGGCTATTTGGAAGGCGACCCCAATTTCAGGAAGCCCGATTGCGTCGAAGAATCCTCCTGCGATCTCGTCACCAGTTTCACCAGTATCAGCAGGGTTAATTATATCGTCGTCGTCCCCTTCATCGTCTGACCAATCAAAAGAACCACTACTTTCGTTTCCGTCGTCATCTCCGTTTCCATCGTCTTTACTTTCGTCGTCAGGGTTATCTTGTTGTTTTGTTTCATTATCTAAATTATCATCGAATTTAACATCAGGGGTTTTGGTTTCCCCAGTAGATGGTCTATTAATTGAATTATTAGTATTTATTTTTGTTTCAAATCCTTCACCCCTTGATTTTAAAATATTTGCTATATTCTTCTTTGCTATATTCTCTTCCATATTTACACCAAGTTGTACATTTCCATCACCTGCCCCTACTGGGTCCCAATCATCACCAAGGGCAGAAGGTTTTTGTATACCTTCACCAGTAGGGTTAACAACGTTACCACCAGTTCTAAATTTATCTCTAAAATCAGATGCCATTTGTTTGAAATTATTAAACGTTGATTGGGCATCTTTTCCAACGTTATCTATATTATTAGCGACTGATGGGGCATCATCTTCAACCCCACTAACTAAACCTTTAATTTTATTGTAACCAAATTTACCAGCCTTGATAACTTGTGTACCAGGGAAGACCTCTCCAAGTCCAGTTAATTCAACTGCCGTCCTTGATGCGGCTTCGTATTTACCTTTCAAATCTTCGATGGTATCAAGGGCGTGATTTCTTGATGTAACTTTATTTTCTTTCAAGACGTTTACTAAATCAGCGTATCCATTACTATCGTTCGACAATGCGTTGGCAAAACTATTCATTTATATTATAATTAGATATTATTTATACGTTTCTTAATTTTTAAAATAATTGTTCTTTAAAATTTAAAAAACATTGAACTGGTGTTGAATCGAGTCTGAAATATACCCAAGAATATGGAATCTCTCTTGCCTTTGCCATTATTTCATTAAACTTTCCACCAAAGGTATCATCAAGGTCATATCTTAAACTATCTAACTCTTTTTTATTTTTGATAGCACCAGAAAGTAATATACCTGTCATATTATTTCTAATTAATCCTATTAAATCTAAATATTTCTGTGTCGAATATATAATTAAACACGGGTCAGGTTTGGTAACATAATGTCTAAATCTTGATGTAAAATTTAAAACTGCACCTCCACTTTTGGAATTTGAATGTTTATTAAATTCTCCAACACAATCATCAATTATTAGGGCGTAGGATGTATTTTCACCATCTATTTTTTTCTTTCTTTTTTGATTTTCTATTAAATCTTCTATTATTTTATCGTCATATTTATCGAAACAAGTGTCCCTATATTTTTGTACGGCGAATCTTGCCGATGAATCATTAAAACAGGTTGGTTGAATAATTGCCACTGTATCAAATAAATCCTCATAAAATGATTTTCCCAAAATTAAGTTCCAAATTAGGCAGCCTTTGCCGGATCGGACGGGTCCAACGATACATAATAATTGACCTCTATATACATCAGGTAAATTAGGATGTAGGGGACGGGACACATTAAATTCATTCTCTTCCGGCATAATTGGCAGTATAGTTAAATCATCGTTATTCATATTATAATATGATTAGATATTTTTATTTTAATGTATAATTAAATTCTTATTATCGTTTTTATTTTCTCTCCATATTATATATGAATGTTTTAGATATATTAACATTAAATGATTTAAAAGTCTTTTGTCCACCAGAAATTGTGGCGAAATATAATCATAAGCACAATAACCCTAACGACTGGTCAAGATTTTATTATTATAGAGATAAAAAGAAGACTTTGGTAGGTAAACAAAATATTGAATATGATTACGAGGTATCTTCCACACTTGCTTATAATCAAAATATATTTTATAAAATGACTGCCCTTTCTTGCGACGATTTACATTTCGATTATTATTTTAAATTAAAAAATGATTTACCCAAATGTATTGTTAAAAAATCAAATAGGTACAATAAAAAATCTAAAAATGAAACTGCAACTTCTTACACAAGAATTGAAAGAAATAAAATTGAAACATCAAAAGACGGAAAATTTATATTAAGATTTGATTAAAGCCCAAAATCCCACCTATTATTTGTAGATATATTTCTAAAAGTTCCTGTCCAAGTACCCATTTCTTGTACAGGTTCAGGTACTGGGGTCTGGGGTCTTTGTTGTCTTCTTCGTACTCTTGGATTAGGTTTTGATATTGGTGGTTGTGGTCTTTGTTGCGAAGAAATAACTTTATTTGGATGTGGTTGCTTATTATTTGTATGTTTCTTTTTAACTTTTTCTGAATACATATCCATATATGAACAGAATGTATTATAGTCAAGGGGTTTATGGACGGCAGGGGGTGGCATAACTTGTTTTGGAATTTCTATTGGTTGTGTCTTTTGTTCTTTTGCTAATCTGGCGTCTCTCTTTGCCCTTCGAACTACTGCCGATTTTTCTCTACCTTTTTTTAATGCCTCTCTTTGTTTATCTGTTAATTCTCTCTTCTTTCGTGGTTTAGAATCTTTACCACGTTTACCCCTCTTTTTTTTGGGTTTCTCTTCTGGTATTTCTAAAACAGAAAAATCAATATTTGTTCTATCCACTTCTTTTGATTCAGCGGGTACAGTTATATCAGGCGTGACTTTTGATGAATTATAAAATATATTACTTTGTTTCATTTTTACATTTTCTACCTTAGGTATTAAATCTAAATTTGGTATTGGCATAGTCTGAATGGGGTCAGGCATTATACTGAGGTCTTCTAAGGATGCGATTGGGTTTACAGTTTCTGGAAACGAGGTCGATGACATTATATAATATTTAGAGATATTTATTTTTATAACAAAAGTTAAAATTTGTTATAAAAATTTAATTTTATTTAAAAAACTATAATATTTAATGATTCATTATATTTGTTTTAACGTCGTTAATTGGTTGTGGATTACTCCCTGCCCCTTGTACTACTGTTGGTGTTCTTTTATGTTGTCTAATTTTAAATGTTAAGCAGGTATTACCATCTAATCGATTAGGTTTACTTCCTAATGAATCAGTAATTTTAATTGAAATTTGATTTAATACATAAGACGTAGTATTATTTAATTTAATCCAATTATCAATAGGTTGGGCAAAAAATTCACTTCTATTAAATGGCAAACTTCTGATACCTGTTTGATATTCTGTTAGTGGAATAACGGCGAGGATTGGCGCAGGATTTCCCCCGCTACTAATGGCACTTGTTCCACTTGCTACCGAACCTTTACTATTTCCCAATAATCCATTTACACCAAGAGTAGAACTCTGAACTACAAGACAGTCATTATAGGGTATAATTTCCCCAAGTGGTTCAATACCTATAAATCCTGTGGCAGTTAATTGCGTCAAATCAAGAGATTGAAAAGCAAGTCCATAACCCAAAGTTTGTGAACAATTTGTACGATTAATGGCGCTTTGTAGGGCTTGGTCAGGATTATAAGAAATATAATCACTTTGGTCAGGTCTCTTCCATCCAAGTACACAACCCAAAAATCCTGGTCCCGCTCCGGCTCTTCTTTTATCTTTATGGTGGATCGCTCCCATTTTTGCTTTAACTCCTTGTGTTCCTTTGGCAAAAGAAAATCCTTGCCTAATTGGTAAATGGTTATATAAATCAAAAGCATTGGCAGCCGTACCCCCGTCTGATGCTTCTGGGTCAGTAATTTTTACCCCTCCTGTATCAGCACTAACGTTAGTAATATCTGTTAAAGCACCTGTCCCCGCATCTGCTCTGGCGTATCCCCAGTCCATCATAAATCCTGTTGGTCCTCTATGTACTGGTCTACACATAATTCTTATATCACCACCCAAGGCGTAAGAAACATTAAAAGACCCACATTTAATTTTTTTATTATAATCTACTCCGGCTTTGCGAAGAAATTGCAACTTTGGCGGATTTATATAATACATTTCGAAATATACGTCTACACCATCATCTTTGACACATTCCCACCATAGACTATAATTTGAACCACCTGTTAACGGCGCTATTAAAAAATTA